CAAAGACATGGCGTTGCTGGAGCCCGGCACCCGCGCGGCTGTTCTCGCGCTGGTGGAAGAGGCGAAAGCCACCGGCCACGACTTGCGGGTGCTGGAAACCTACCGCTCACAGACCCGGCAAAGTGCGCTGTTTCAGAGGCGCGCAACCCAGCTCCGCACCGTCGGCTGCCACGGCTATGGCGTCGCCGTCGACTTCGGCGTGTTCACGAACGGCAAGTACGAAGCGGGGAACAAGCCCTATGTATTTCTGCGCTCTATGGCACGTAGACACGGACTTATCTCCGGGCAGGATTGGGGCCACGCCGTCACTGGCGGCTTTGTCGATAGCGGGCACGTACAGCGCGTTCCGGTGTGGCGCCAGTCCGCTTTGTTTAGCGGGTCGTGGTACCCGCCTGCAGATTATGACCCGTACGCAGACAGCGCCGCGACGGGTCACAAAGACGTCGTCCTAAAGATTTAAAGCTTCGGCGGAGCCGTACCGGCGTAGGCGGACGACTGCGCGCCATCGCTTGCGTCGGCTTTGTCGTTTTTTCCGAAGGCTTCCAAGTCCTCTTCCAACGCGGCGATATCGGACATGTCGACGTCCAACGCTTCGTGCTGTTTCATCATGATTTCGTCTTTACGCTTCCGAATATGGTTCACCCGGTCGACGTACTTTGCCACGTCCGAGATAAGTTCGTGCTCCAGACCGTCCCGCGCTTCGGTTGCGGGTTTCAGCACATTGGCCAGTCGTCCCATTCTCAGCACCCTTGCAGCCCATACCAGGGCGGTTAGACGGTCCAGTGTCACCGCGTAGGGCTCGCGCCCGGGCGGCCTTAGAATAACCAGCGGGGCCGGTTTCGAGGGCATTCTAAACCGGCCCCTTTGGAGATTTAGGCGTGGGTTCACGCCCGCCATTCGTATGACATAATTTGACCGCGAATGCAATAGGTGGTACTCACGGGGCTTGCAAACCAGGGGCACAAAATGAAGCTTCAAAACATCACAGCGTTGCAATGGATTGGCATCGTTATTCTGTTCAACACCACGTTGCTGGGCGGCGCCAGCCAGCTCGGCGACCTTTCTCTCAGCCCCAACGTGGTCAAGGCTATCTTGGCAGTCGCGACACTGGGGAACGGCTTCCTGGGCGGCCTTGTCACCATGTTCGGCGGCTTGCAGGCGCAGAAAGACACCGTAGGCGCTTCCGGCGCCATCGTCGTCACCAGCCCGGCCAGTGCCGACGCGCTGCCCAATAACCCCAATGTGATCGCCGCCACGCGCGAGAACTTGCAGGCGCTCGGGGTTCGATAAATGCAGGCGGCGCAACCACTCCCCTGGGACGTTGCGCCGCCCCCTGCGTTCCCATGGGACGCCCCGACGCCGGCCGCTTCAAAGGAAGAGCGCCGGGCGAAGTTGCGCGATTTCAACTATTACCGCGAAAAGTTTTTGAAGGTCCGGCCGCGACAGGGCGGCGAACGCATACCCTTCATTCTCAATAACGCCCAGCGCGTCCTGCACGCCCGCATAGAAGCGGAGCGCGCAGAATTTGGCATGGTGCGCGCCCTCATTCCCAAAGCCCGACGTATGGGCGTTAGTACGTACATCGGTGGCAGGTACTTTCACCAGACGTCTACCATGTTCGGCCGCCGCGCCCAGGTTGTCGCGCACCGATCGGACAGCGCGTCAAACCTGCACAAAGAAATTAAGGAATTTTTTCTAGGGCTGCCGCATGCCGTGCGGCCTTCTATCAGCGCTTCTAACGCCTATGAGCTGGTTTTTGACGGGCTCAAGTCGCTGTACAAAGTAGCATCGGCAGACGGTGGCGACATTGGCCGGTCTGACGACTTCCACGACTTGCATCTGTCGGAAGCGGCGTTCTTTGACAACACAGAAGATTTGTCGTCGGGCTTGTTGCAGACGGTGCAGAACTTGCCGAACACCGAAATTGCGATGGAGAGCACCGGCAATGGGCAGTCGGGCATGTTCTTTAACATGTGCGAAGAAGCCAACCGGCAGCAAAATAAAGGACCGTGGCGCATTCACTTCCTGCCCTGGGCTGTCATGCCGGAGTACCGCGAAGCGGTGCCATTTGCGTGGAAGGCGCCGCAAGAATTTGAAGAGTACGGCAAAATGCACGGCCTAGACCGTGAACAGCTCCATTGGTTTTGGCGCCAGAACTACACCATTGCCACAATGAACGGCGGCCAGCCGGAGAAAATCCACCGTTTGACGCGGCAGGAATACCCGTCCGTATACAGCGAATGCTTTATGGCCGATAGCACGCTGGACTTTTTCCCGGCGTCGACCGTGGCCGCAGCTATGGCGCGCAAGGCGGCTCCGTCCTCCGGTGCGCTAAAACTGCTTTGCGTCGACCCGGCCGGCGACGGCCAAGACAAGCCTTTCGTTTGCGACCGGCAGGGCTCCGCCATTGGCGCCCGGGTGTGGGGCGAGCTGACGAACCGCGACTATAACGTACAGGCGGACTGGCTGCGGCAGACCTTCGAACGCTTCGACATGGACGCGATACTTATTGACGTCACCGGCACCGGCAAAGGCTTGGTCGACGCCACCCGGTTGCGTATGGCCCGGTACGGAGCCGAAAAGGTCGTGGCGGTGAACTTCGCCTGGGGCGCCATGAATGACACCCTGTACGGAAACCGCCGCTCCGAACTGCATGACAGGTTCCAGCGCTGGCTGCAGGGCGACGTCTCGATGCCAAACGACAAGCTACTGCAGGAAGAGGCTTCCGCGTACAAGTGGGGCCTGGGCGGCTGCCGGCGCGACGAAAAGGCCCGGCTGTTCATGACTGCGAAAGAAAAGATAAAGGCCGTTATCGGCCGGTCGCCGGACAGGCTTGACGCGTGCGCCGTGTCTATGGCTGTCGACGTCTAAAACTTATCCGGCACAAAGCGGGCGGCGTCGTCGCGCAACAGCTCTATTATCACGTCATACCCTTCGTTTTTGAACTGTTTCAGAATTTCCGCCCGTTGCTCCATCGTTATCGGTTCGTCCGAACGAAGGTGAATTTCCCCGATTTTAACACTGTACATCGGCATGCGGCAGCCCCCGGGCGCGTGTTGACATGTGCGAATGTGTACAGTATGACATTCGCGATATCAACCGGAAAGGGCTACATATGGACGTGATAACCGAAGCGCTCAACGAGGCGAAAAAGGCGAAAGCCAAGAGCAAGCCGAAGGCGAAGAAGAAACCGGCCGCCAAGAAAAAGGCGCCCGCGAAGCGCAAGCCGGCACCGAAGAAGAAAAAGGCTGTGAAGAAGCCGGCGGCGACGAATGACACCACCCGCGTGGACTTCCGCGTCCCGAACAAAATCAAGGACAAGCTGTACGCAAAGGCGAAGGCGACCCGGCGCACCATCACAAGCGTGGTTGTGGAACTGTTGGAGAAGATGAAGTAGGTTCCAGCCGATCGGCGGACGTGAAAAAGGCCCCCAGGTGACTGGGGGCCTTCGTCGTTTTGGTCACGGGAAGGTCAGAAATGCTTATTCAGTTCGAACATGACGACGCTGGTAGCCGGCACGCCTTGCTGTGACGGGGCGTACAGGTACTTTACGTCGGTTGCCCAGCCGGCGGCAATGACGGTCTGCACACCGACGCCGTTCACCCATTCACTGATACCCCGGCGCTGCATGCCGCCGAAGGTCATATATGGGGTAGAGCTGGCCAGCAAGTTGGCCGGCACCGTGAGAGGCACCGGAGACTGCCCGGCCACGGGCGAAGCGGCAGCCGTGGACGGGAAGAAGTTGTAGCCCAGCTTCACCAGTTCGGTGCCGATGAAACGCGAGCCCCCGCCGTTCTGGATGGCGCCAGCGCTGGCATTCGTGGTGAACTCATAAGCAATGCCGGCTTCGATCGCAGCGAACCAAGCGCCGTTCCAAAGCTGGTAACCGCCCTGCAGCTTCAAGGCGCCGCCAGTCGAGAACACGGAACCGTTGATACCGTTCCCGATAACGTCGGCGTTGCTGCCGTCGCCCAGGATGCCAAAGCCAGCGTACCAGCCGGAACAGTTCTGCGGCGTGCAGCGCGTCGGCGCGGGGGCGTCCAGATAGAAGCCAGCCGGTGCCTTCACCGGCAAGTCGGCTGCATGTGCAGCCATGGGGGCGAGTACGGCAAGAGCCGCACCGACGATAGCCAAACGTTTCAACATAGTCCCTCCAGGGTTCAAAAATGAACGCTAGCAGGGATAACCGCGTTTCATCGAACCCGGCTTTGGCGGGTTCAAAGCTTCGGCCAAATCGGCCTTGGCGTGGTGAATGCGTGCTTTCGCCTGTAGCGTGTTGGCCATTTTACGATGCTCTTCCGCCGACATGCTACCCTTTGGCTTCTCCGCCTTACTTTTGCCGCCTGATTTCTTCGCCATAGTGGCCCCCGGGCTACACCCTGATACGCCAGCCGGCACCCTCGAACGTGGCTTTGGTGCCGTCTTTTGCATCAACGTTGCTTGTGTACTTGCCGTTCAACTCTTTGTTGGCCGGGTCCATGCCGGCATACAGGCTGCGGAGCTGTTTCCGCATTTCCCTGCGAATGTGGTCGCCCACCGCCTTAGGCCGCGACATGAGCATCGGCCGGTAAGCCTTCCCGGTTTTGTCGGTGCCGGCAACAAGGTCAGTGAACAGGCCCGCCATTTCCGGGTCCGTGACTTCTTTCCAACCTTTGTTGTGGGCGTCCGCGATTTCCTGCGGAATGCTGTTGATAATGCGAAATTCCCAGTCGGGAAATTGCGCTCGCTTCGGAATGTACAGCTTAAGGGGCCGGTCCAGAATGAGGTTGCGAATGATGGCGTCCACGTCCTGGGGTTCGGTGAAGGGCGACAGCCGCGCCATGGCATCACCGGCACCTTGCGCCGCTGGCACTTCGCCGGGCGGGTTCGGAATGAGGTTCGGCGCGAGCCCGGCAAACGGACTTGTGGCGGCTGGGTTAAACGGGCTGTCGGTCATGGTTTACTTTTTCCCCTTGTTGCGCTGGTAAACGCCATAGTGGCTTTCCAGCGCTTTGGTAATGAAGGCTTCGCGCTGTTCCTTTGGCGCGTTGGACGAAACGAACTTGTCCGCCGAACGCTTGATTTCCTTCTGAATGTCTGCCGGCGCGTCCGCAAGCTTCGCCCATGGGCCGGAGCTGGTGCGCCGCATGGTGCGGTTGCTCGCGTCACCTTCGCCGGGACCGTCCGTACGGCGTACAGCGGGCTTCTCTTTGTCCGCCGTCTTGTCGTCCTCTTCGTCGTCCTCTTCGTTTTCCGCGCTCGCGGCTGCCGGCGCCGTCTTGCCGTCGTTCTCCACAGCCTTGACCAATGCAGCGGCGAACAGCTCCGGCGTGGCAAACTTCTTCAAGTCCATGTGCTTGCCCAGCTCAATGGCGCGAGCCGATTTCGCCGGGTCGACGCCAAACCAGTCAAGCTTATTCAGCTCCGCCTTGATTTCGTCATTGCCGTACGGCGCCGCTTTGGGCGCGGTGGCGACTTCCAGCGCCGCAATGTCCTTTGCGATTTTGCGCGCGGCTTCGGTGTCGCCATTGGTCACAGCAACGTCAAGCTGGGTTTGCAGTCCGTTGCGCGCTTGCTCGCGCATCATTACGTTAAGGTCCATGGTAGCTCCCTGGGGTTACTTTTTGCCGTAGGTGACGCGCTCGCGCACGCCGACGTCTGCCGGCAGCGGTTCCGGCTTCGCGACGGGCGGCTTGTAGTCGAATGCCGGCTTGTCGCTGTCGTCCCAAATCAGGGTCTTCGGGTCCGGCATCTTGTCGGCAGGAATGATGCCGATCACGTCGCCAAAGCTGGACACGTAGCGAAAGCCGCTGTTGACTTGCATCTTTCCGCCTTGCATCAGCGTGCCGGCAAACGGACGGATGGCGACCCAGTCACCTATCTTGACGTCCTGCCGGCTAAGTCCGTCACCGTCTTTGTACTGGAACGCCAGCGGCCCCATGGCGACGATACGGCCGGCCTGCACGTTGTGCTGCGCCATGTCGCGCACGACGTCGGGGATTTCGATACTGCCCACGTGGGTGGGCGGCAACGGAATGCGAATGATGACCATGTCCCGCGTGGGCACAACGTGTTCGTGGGGGATTTGGAAATCGTGTACGCCAATGCCGCTCATGTCTTGTTAGCTCCCTTTGGTGCCAGTGCTTGTTCAAATTCACGCCGCAAAACATCTTCGGCAGATGTTAGCAACTTCTCCAAATCATACAGCGCCGCCGCCCGCCCCTGCAGCTCCGGCGGCACCGGGTTGCCCGCCAGAAATATCTGCACCGCCGTCGCCCTGCGGTGCTGGAGGTACCGCACTAGCGTCTGGGTTTCCGGGCTGTGCAGCCATGTTGTTAGGTCCCGCATTGTTGTCACTCATCATTTTTTGTACGGCGTCCTCTAGCTGCGCCATGGTAAGCAACGCGGCTTGATTGTTCACCATACCGCCGCTGGCTTCGACCATATTCTTAAGTGCCTGCGTCAGCTTCACAGCGGCGTCAGCGGCGGCTTTCCGCTCTTCGTTCTTTTGCTTCATCAAGCCAAGCGCGCCATCCATCTTTTCCTTTGGCGTGGCCTGGGGCGGCGAAGCTTGACCGATAAGCTTTTCAGGGTTCGAAAGCCGCAGAACTTGCACAAGCCGCATTTGCAGTTCTTGCATATTCCACGGGATACCTTCGGCGGCCTGCTTTAGCATTTCCATGTAGACACCGGCAAGCGCGCTGCGCTGCATTTCTGTGGCTAGTTGCGGGTCCGCCGTTACTGCAACGCCGTCGGCGTTCGATACTGAAAGACCCTGCGGCAGCATGTCGTATGCGTCCGCCATCTGCACGAACTGCCGGAACTCTTGCGTCATGGACGCAACTAGGCGGCGGTGTACGGCAGACTGGATTTGCGAGCCCGTATCAATGATGCCCTTGGCCATGGTCGCCGTCATGGACGCAGGGGCATTCTCCAAAAGGTTCAACGTACCCGCCAGCCGATCGCCCAGCGTCATGACCTTTTCGAGCACGGCGACGGAGCCCGACGAAACCGACTTGGACGGGAACGCCGAAAACATCTTTTCCAGCGGCATGCCGTCGGTGGGAATAGCCGTCACGCGGTTGTTTTTCAGTTCCACGCTATCGGGCAGCCCGGTATTGCTGCCGCCCATGACGCCGCCGTTCTGGCTTTCGGACTTCGCCGTGTCCACAATGGCGTCCAGCAAATTGTCGGCGGTGCCTTCGATACGGTCCAGAATGGCGCCGAAACCCAAGGGGAAGAAATCACCCTTCGGATTTGGCAGGAAGCGGTAGGGGTAGAAACGGTGAATGGGGTTGAAAATCAGAACTTCTTTAGTGTCCACAACCGTTTTCTTTGACCAGCGCGCCCGAATGCGCACGACTTCGGGGTGGTCGTCGCGCGATATGACAACGGTCCACGGCTCCGAAATGCTGTCGTCGTCTAGGTCAAGCCACGCATCGATTTCGTAAAAGCGCTTTGGTGCTTGGGGGTCGTTTTCATCGAATTGCGGGTCATAGTCCACCCACTTTTTCCGCTCGATTGCCCGCTCAATTTCATACGGGTAACGGTCGAATTGGTGCGTGATACGCGGGGCGCGTTCGTATGATCGAACGTTCTTGTTTATAATGACGTCCGTACACGGCAGGAAGTGAGAATGGAAAACCCGGTCTAAGTCGTCAAAGTCGCGCTTGCGCCACGCCAAGCCGGTGCCGGACATGTGCACACAAAGCGGGTCCGTATCTATCGTCCAGTTTGGGTCTTTGGTGCGGAGCTGACTGGACACCCAGGCCGCTAGTTGTTCGTTACCGTCGCCGGTTTCGCTTGCCTTCGCTAAGTCGGGCTCGCCTAGCAAGGCATCGGCGGCGCGGGCGGAGAACTGAATAACGGCGGCCAGCGTCATTTCCGTGGACGGGGGCGCCTTTTCGTCGGAGCCTTCCTGTTCTTTGATGTTTGACTTGCTGCCGCTGTTGTCGGCTTCCATGTCGTCCAGGTAGCCCTTGGCTTTGCCTAGCCAGTCGGACATGGACGTTTCGTCAACGTTAATCAGTTCGATTAGGTCTGTGGCGAGCCGGCGGCGCTCTTCCACGTTCAGCTTTTCGGCAATATTGCCGAAGCTTTCCGGGGCTTTTATGTCGAATGAGAGTTTAGGAAGGTTGCGCATGTGGCCCCTTGTCTTACAAAATGTATGACATGTCAAGGGGGTAGCCTACCACAGTTTGACGGGTGCCGCGACTATGTGTTAAATATGACGCATTCGCAACGCCGGCCTGCAGCGCCGGAAATCAGGGGTTACCAGCATGCAGGTTATCGACCGCTCTTTGCAGGCATCGCAGTATTGGCCGGGTCTGTACGCCTTGTTCGGGCTCGACTACGAACGACTGGCGCCGATCTATCCGCAATTCTATGACACGAAGCCGTCGGAAAAGGCTTTTGAAGAGTTCATGACGGAGCGCGCCGGCCTGGGCCTTGCTGTACAGCAGCCCGAACTGGAGCCCGTGCAGTTCGATACGCCGAACGAAGGCTACCGGACCCAGGTTACTCACGCGTCGTACGGCCTTGCCGTCGCCATTTCGCGCGAAGCGAAAGACGACAACCTGTACGAAGACGTCGGCAGCCGCATGATGAAGGAACTTGCCTTCTCCGCCCGGCAGACCGAAGAGTACATCGCCCACGCCCCGCTGCAGGTTGCCACCGACGCGGTGAACGGCCTTCGCGCCGACGGCGTTCCGCTCGGTTCGGCTTCCCACCCGACTGCCACCGGCCTGCAGTCCAACTTGCTGGTGTCCGCCAACGTTTCGGAACTCGCTTTTGAAAACGCGGTCATTCAGATTTCGTACACCCGCAACGGGCGCGGCTTCATCATCAACACCCAGCCGAAACGGGTCATCCTGTCGCCGGAAAGCGGCCCGGAAACCCGGCGTATCCTGGGTTCGCCGCTGCAGTGGAACGCACAGACAAACAACATCAACGTGCTGCGCGCCACCGGAGCGCTGCCCGAAGTTGTCGAAACCCCGTACCTTGTCGACAAGGACAATTATTTCATCCAGACGTCAGAACAGATGAAAGACAACGGGCAGGGCTTCACGTTCTGGGAACGCTCCGCAGTCGAAACCCGCGAAGATAGCAACTGGAGCAACCAAGCGTCGCTCATTGCGCTTTGGTTCCGGTGCGCCGCTTCCATCGTGGATTTCCGCTCGGTCTATGTTTCGCCCGGCGCCGACGGCGTCTAGCCAACGCTTCGGAAGCATGCTAGGAAACTGGCGGCGGGATTTCCTATCCGGGTCCCGCTGACGTTTCCTCCCTAGACTTCACGGCCCCGGGTGCCTGTTCCCGGGGCCGCTTTTTATTACGCAGCTTTTGCCATCGGTGGCAGCCAGTCGGGCGGGGGCGCCAGCTCCACCCCAGGCGCGAGCCGGGAGCCGTTGGGGCGGCGAAAGTCAATCACCGACAGAAGCGCCTTGCCGGCATCTTCGGCTTTCGGACGCGGCCCTACGGCCCGCGCAGCGGCATCTATGCGCGGCCACCCCAGTTCCACCAGCCGCTTGCCGTGGTCGCGCAAAGAAGGGTAGTTGTGCACCAGCCACACGAAGCCCAGTGTTGCGTGCTCCGTCACCAGCGCGTTAGGCGGTGCCAGCCCGGCGATTAGCTCCAAAGCGCTATTCAGTTCGGCCGGCGGCACTGGCGTGGCGCGTTTGGCATAGCTCGGACTGCCGTGCCCGTAGAGTGATTTCAGCGCCCCGATACACGCCAGCTTCGGCACCGCAAATTCCTGCTTTGCCGTGTTCGCGTCAACGATCGCCAACCCCGCCCGCTGCACCAGCTTGTTAAGTTCCACGGCTTCTTCGTCGCCGGCCGCGACTTCCGCCATGAACAGCATCCCCTGCGGCACCTTCCGAATGCGGGTGTTGCACGCCAGAAAGATTTCAATCTCGCGCTTACGGTCGTGCACGTTGTAAATGTCGCACGGGACGAACAGCTTGCCTGCCCGCTGCGCGCCTTCCCAGCGGTGCCGCCCGTCGACAATGAACAAGGCGCCGTTGGCTCTTCGCACGACGCGAAGCCGGCCAAACACGGTTAAATCGAAATTGTTTCCGATATCCCGGATAAGGCGCGGATTGCGCGGTGCCAGTGCTTGATACGTTGTGTCGATATTCAACGAAGCAACCGGCACGCTTGTGGGCTCCGGCACTTCATCAATAACGACAATCGGTTTAGCTTCCCAAGGGAAAATTGCGGTACCCATCTGTACACCTCCGTTTGTTGACCCCTGCGTCTGTACAAATACGGTTAGTCGGTGAATATGTCAAGCGTGTGGCAAAAACACCCTTGACTTGTGGCGGCAAATCACGGCAAGTCCGGCGCCCAACAGTGAGCAATTTTATACATAGGGGGTCTACATGTCGGGGTATTGCTGGGCCAAAACACCAGACGGGGCACTATTTGTGCTTCTCATAGCGGACGGGAGGGGCTTTGTTCCCGGCGTGGAAGGTGCTATAGATTTGCAAGAAATCGACATTTTGGAACCCGTGCAATGGCCGGCGCCCACCGCACCGCTAAACCTTCCTTCAAACCCGCCGAATTGTGGGGCGCGTGCAGCCGGTGCGGCGCGCGAGTGCGTTATTCTACCCTTCGCCGCGAGCGCTTGACCGGGCTTCTGGTCTGCAGCTCCGCTTCCGGGCGGCCGGTAAACCCGTGTTGGGACCCGTGGCCGCCGGTCTATGACTTCCAGGCGTTCCCAGACCGCTCTATGGACCCGCCCCCGGAGCCGCTACCCATGCGGACGGGGCTGGATGCCATCTGGAGCAGCGGCCCGGAAAGCGGCACCACCCAGGTTTTCGCCAACGCCCCGGCGCCGGCACCCGACGACGCCACGCGGCTGGCCGCCCTGCTTATGACAGTTCCCTACTATTCCAGCCTAGGCAAATCGGCCGCGTTCATGGGGCCAAACCCGACGGTGAAGCAAACCATAATCGACGTCACCACGATTGTGACGGCGAATTATGACGGCACGTTTATCCCGTCCGGCTCCGTCCGTACAGTGACGCCGCCCGACGAAGCCACCGAACTGGCTGACGTTTCGAAAACGGACAAGGACGTGTCAGATACTCTTTGGTCGCCGCCTTGGGCTGCGGTGAAAGGCGTCTAGCATGCTGGCAAAAACATTCCTCGCCGTGCTTACCTGGGGACTGTTTCTTGCCGTTGCAATCTACTTCACAGCCGCGCTGGTGCTGTACGGACGGATTAGGGGCTATATATGACGACTGCGGCGGAACTGATAACGAGGGCGCTTCACCTGTTCGGCATCCTTGACCAGACAGAAGAGCCGCAACCGGCAGATATCGAAAACAACGTCAAGGTGCTTAACGATCTGTTGCGCGCCGAACTAGCGGACGGCGCCGCGCAGTACCTTATGGGCATGACAAAGCCGACGCTGCCGGCCGGCGCGCAAGGGCAAATCTATACGTTCAATGTCGGCACGGCGAACCCCAACTACGCGGTGCAAGTCGACGCCGTCGCCATCAAAGCAATATGGTTGAACGATATCAATTTGACGGTGAACCGCGAAACACGCGTGGGGCCGAAAGCTGACGTTGTTCGGACGACGTTCCCGGGCATCATTACAAAGTGGCATCAGGAACGGCAGGCGGACGGCTCCGTGCTTGTCACCGCATGGCAGCCGCCCAACCGCGCGGTGCCGGCGTTAATCGAGTATGGCGGGCGCCTGCCGGCGATCACAGCGACGGACGGCAGCGACACCGTGGCCATGCCCCCGGAGGGCATCCACGACGCAACGCTGTTGCTGGGGCGCCGTATCTTCTCCAGCTATGGCAAGAGCGCGAACGACATTGCGGTTATCCTGGGCGACGCCGAAGCGGTGAACAAGCGCTGGCGTGACTGGGCGCACGGGCAGCAATGGCTTCGGTTTGTGAGGGCATAGAATGCCGCCTCTTGACGTACTGGGCTCATTTCAGGACCCGCTAAACCTTGACGAAGGCGCCGGCAAGCTGGTGAACGTGCGCGTTGTGCCGCGCGAAATGAAAGAGGGCAAGCCGGCCAAGGTCCGATTGATCGGCGCCCCCGGGCTGCCGCAAGTCTGCAAGCCAACGTCCGCGCCTTGCATTGCAATCTGTCATGCAGTCGGCACGATATGGTCCGGTCACGCCGACGGTTCGATATGGCACCATGTCGAAACGGGCGCCCCGATCGCTGCCGGCAACGTGCTGGTGAACCCGGCCCAGCCGATCATACGCATGGCGGAAGATAGGACGGCGCTAGTTGTCACATCAAACAACAATGCGGCTTCGGGCACGCAAGGCGGCACGGCGTATACTGCCACGGTTGCCGGCGGGGTTATCAACTCCGGCTTTGACGCGTCGATTAACTTCGACCCGGCATCGTGCGCGGAGCTGGACAACTTCGCTATCTACGGCGCAGCGTCGAATTTTTATATTAACCAGTCCGACCGTATGTACCGTTCGCAGCCGCTGCAGCCGGCCGTCGTCAACCCTCTAAGCTTCGCCACCAAAGAAGCGCGGGCAGACCGTATCGTGGACTTGGCGATATCGGGTCGCGTTCTGTGGCCCTTGGGCTCGCGCTCGCTGGAACAGTGGTACGACAGCGGCGCCGATACTGATTTTCCGTTCGTGCCGTATCCTAACTCGCTTTTCTCCGTCGGGCTCGCCGCGCGCCTGTCGCTGGCGGTGCTGCGCGATATCATCATGTTTGTGGCCACCGATCGCCGCATATGGCTTTGCATGGGGCAGTCCGGCAAGCCGGTTTCCCCGGCCTGGGTCGACTTGCTATTGCAGCAACTAACCGCCGCGCAGCTTGGCCAGCTCACGGCGTACGCGTACGGACAGGGCGGCAGCGACTTCTATGTATTGACCATGCCGGGGCTGTGGACGATTGAACTTGCCGGCTCTACCGGCGTTTGGTCCTACCGGCAGTCCCCTGGGCGCCTTGACCACGCCGGCCGCTGTGCGACGGAGCACGACGGCGGCATTACGTACGTCGGGCTGGACACCGGAGAGATTTGCACCTTAGACCTTAGTTCCGCGTCGGAGCCGGCCGGCACGCTGTCGCGAACCATCATTACGCCGTGGGTTGGCTCCGAAGAGCAACGCGCTACGTTCAACGCCATTGACGTGACTTCGTCCATGGGGCCGGCGGCAGGTACATTCCAGCTCGATTGGTCAGATGACAAGGCGGTGACGTGGCGCGGAGCCCGTCAAATTGTCCTGCCGCAGCCCGGGACGCGTCGCGCTATTGGGCGGAACTTCGGCACCGGGCGCCGCCGCCAGTTTCGTTTCCAGTATGGCGGCACCCAGGCGCCGTTCACTTTTGACGAAATGTACGCGTACGTCACGCCCGGATCATAGAGGATGCAAAATCACGGGCGGCTTTGCTAAGGTGCCCGGAGTGGCTTCGCAACGCGATACGCGCCCAGTTCGTGATTGGTGTCGACCGTTCGTACACCGCCATGATCGGGCGTTCAAAACGCGAAAGGTGTTGAATAAGCTTCGGCCGGCTGTTGCTGGAAAAGTCCTGCAGTTTGTGGCTACCGTCGACTGCTTCGAATTGTATCGTGAACATGTCAAAGCCTTTCGTTAGTGTTGTACACAAGATAACGTACGTTTGTGGAAAAGTCAAGAAATGACCTTAAAAATACCGCCCCCGCCTTTCATCACCGGCAACGAGTGGCAGGGTTTTAATCGCTGGCTGATAGAACTGACGTCCATTTTGGCGGACACCGGAGGCATTGACCCGGCTAGCGTGGCGGGCTTTGAACAAGCGCTAGTGCAGATTGCTGCGAACACCGTTGCCATTCTCGCGCTGGAGGGTTCGTCAGGGAGCCAAGAGCTAGAAATTGCTGTATTGCAGTCGCAAGTCGCCGCGCTCACGTTGGCGCTGGCTGCGGTCAATTCCAGTATTACGACGTTGTCAGCTCGCGCCCAGGTGTTTCAAGGTTCGGGCGCCCCGGGTGCCGGCCTGGGCAATACGAATGACTGGTACGCGAATGTCGGCGGCGCGGCGGGCTCGCGTATCTACATTAAGACGGCACCCGCTGTATGGACGCCGTTCCCGTTCTAGCGGTTTCGCTCTCTACTGATGCCCGCGAGGGGCTGAACTTTGCACTTGGCCCTGATCTCGACGGCAACGTTTGAATAGCCCTTTCGGCCGCTCCGCAGGGCTCTGTGGTGCCCGCCGAGAGTGTTAGTGGTCCAGCCAGCCCATTGCTTGATGATGCGCTGTCGCATGTCGTATTGGCCTTTGCGGTATGCTTCTTCGATTGTCACTTTCCGTCTCCTTGCCAGCCTGGGCTTAAGCGAACAACGCTACGCCTTGCACGACGCCCTGAAACTCTTCAAGCGTGCGGCATAGAAAGTAGGCGTTGCCGGCGGCTTCCCATTGCCGTTGAAACTTCTTTTGGTCTGCATCTTGCTCGCCGTCGTCGTCCTTTAATTCGATCGCCACGGCGATACGGCCCGGCAGGAACGCCAGCCAGTCGGCAACGCCATTGCGGACGCCCATTCGCTTAAAGTGGATGATTGCGCCGATGCCGCCTTTGCGCTCGTTGGCGACGTGGAAGATAAGCAGCCGGCCCCACAGCCCGGATTTGTCCAACCATTGCTTGCAGTGCATCTGCAGGCAAGTTTCGTCGTTCGTCGCGGTTTTGCGCTTCTTAACGGGCTTTTTTCGGGAGGACGCCAAGCTTTTCTAGCCTCAACTCTTGTTCGGGCAGCCACGCTTCTAGGGCGGCCTGCAGCGCTACGGAGCGGTTTTTTATATCCCCGTCCGTGTTACGGGCGATGAAGTCAGCGCGAGCCACCAGCGAAGCCGGCAGGCGGGCGGATATCATTACGGTTTTGCGTTCGGGCGCCATCGTGGTATGGTCTACGCGAATTTGTCATACAACGCAAGGGCTTCCACATGGCTAGTTTTGGCGAAGGGCTCGGGGCAGTAGTCGGCGGCGCCATGGCGTCCAAGGACTTGGAAGCCGGCGTGGACAAGGTCAACGGCATCGCAACCGGCTTTGGCGACACCACGGCGCCTTACAACAGCTTCGGGTCGTCGTTCCTGGCGCCGGCACAGAACATTCTCTTGGGGCAGACCACAAACAAGGACATTGGCGAACAGCGTTTGATGGGCACCGGAAACGACGTACAACAGTACGGCGATTTCATGAAAAACTATCAGACGTCGGACGCCGCAAAGTATGCGATCGGTCAGGGCACGGAAGCCGTTAACAACAGCGCCGCAGCCAAAGGAAAACTGATCTCGGGCGGCAACGAACGCGGGCTTGCCACGATGCAGCAGGGCATCGCAAGCCAGTTCGCGAACCAAGCCTACGGCCAGTACCTCGCCGGCAACAGCCAGCAATTCGGCCAACTCGAAACCGCGCTCGGGAACATGTTCGGCGCCATTGGCGTGGGCACTACGGTGACCGGCCAGCAAGCCGGCGTTGCCAGTAGCCAGATGGGCGCGAACGCCAACCTTGCAGCCGCCCAGGCAAAGAACGATCAATCGAAGGGCTCCGGCCTGGGTTCGATGTTCTCGGGGCTGGGCTCGCTGGCCACGGCGTTCTAGCCGCCTACGGGTGGTTGAACGCCGGCAACAGTGACAGGACGTTTACCGCGAGATACGCGAGAATGACGCACGCGAGCCCGACGCGCCATCGGCTGCGGCGTGGGCGGGGTCCTAGTTTGTAGCTGCCGTCGGGAAGCCGCATGTAGGTGCCGTCGGGCCGCCGCCATAAAGGCGCTGGCGGCGGCTCCAGCATCCACATTGCCAGCCACACCAGCATGACGAAAACGAAGAGCACCACCAGCGGAACGTACGGGCCGGCGGCAACGAGATAGGCGGCTACGAACGGGTTCATGATATGGCTTTCGTAGTTTGGGCAAGACCGGCAGACTGATCGTCCTCAACAGCGAAGCCAACATCGTTTAGAAGGGCTTTCATCGCGGCAATGCGTGTCGGAAAGGGACCGGCGCTTTGGCCTTCTTCGTGTGGCTTGCCGTAGTGGCGATAACGCCAACCGTCCGACGATTTGAACACGCCGTGTTTCTCTGTCACGGACACAGGAGAAGTTTGCGACATAGTCATTCCCTCACAATGGCATAAACGTACACGTCCTGGGGCTCGGGGGCAACGTTCGGGAACACTTCGAACCGTCGCAACCGGCCTTCCAGCTCCGCGCCGGAACGTTCCATAACGCGCTGTACAGGTTTGTTGTCTACGTGGCAATACGCCCACACCCGCCAGATTTGCTGGTGCGTCAAAATCCACTGCACCAGCGGCAGCGCCACAGCCCGGCCGGCGCCACGGGCTCGCCAGTCCCGGCTAAACATGACTGTCAGGGTCGCTTGGTGTCGCTGCGTTTCCAAGCCAACTATGCCCAGCATGTTGGCAGGGGCGTCTTTTGGGCAGACGGCCAGCCACCGGCCGGCGGGGTTGTTCCGGTACCGTTCGATTAACTCCACAGCTTCGGCCACGTCCGTATGCGTACGGAACCCCATATACCGCATAACTTCGGGGTCGCCAGTCAACGCGAACACCCTGGGACCTTCCCAGGGATTTATCTCGCGTACGATGAAGCGGCCAAAGTCGACGTTCACGTCAGCACCACACTAAGTCACGGTCCTGGGCGATTTCCGTTTTTACGACGTTTTCAATGTGCAACGCGGCTTCGCGGGTTTCTTGAGACTTGTTAACACGCCCGGTTTCGTAATGATCGTTATGAAGCCGAAGCATGCGGGCGTTAAGGTCCCAGCCAGTAGTATGCTTAAACATTTTTCGCTCTCCAGCGGTTAAGGTATCTTTACGTACACGTCCGTACAAAACATGTCAAGCTGCATTTCGTCCGAAGCTGCATTTTTCTTTCTGTACAAATGTGGCGGGCGCTTAACCCTGCGTTCATACGCTGCATTCTGACGCTTTTTCGCTGTCGTCCTGCATTCGTCGCCGCAATACTTGATAAACCGCAGCGCGGAGAATGGTTTCTGGCATTCCGGGCAAGGGCGTACCGCGTACCGGCTCATTTGCGCATTCTCGGGGCTTCGTACCCTTCGCAATCCAGCGGCAGCCCGGCTGTCCAGAAACGCGGGCGCTTCATAATCTCGCGGATTTGCGCCGATCGTTCTTTCGCCACGGGCGTGGGCGCCCAGGCTAGAATGCTATCGTACACGTCCAACCCCACGTACACGTCCGGCAGCTCCCGTTCTATGTCCGCTTCGGCTGCCGTGACTAAGTCACGCATCATGCATTGGCAAGAGATTTCCAGCAACGAGCCGCCAAAAGCCTTTTGTCGGAGCATACCGCCGAACTTGGCGCGGAAAAACGCCATTTCGCCGGTATGGGTAATGTGGGCGGAGTAGTGCGGCACGGCCCGACCTGACGGCAAAATCATCCAGACCGTGCCGTGCGCGTCTTTCTGGAATGCCACCTTGCCGGCCGGGAATAGGCGCCCGGGCTGTTCGTAAATTGCAAACTTGAAAGCGTCGCCCAGGTCATACCAAAGCTTGACTAACTTGGGGTTTGCCCGGCGGTACCCGTCGATATCGGAACGGGCTTTGATTTCGGTTATCTCATGACGTTTTAGTCCGTTCTCGGCGGCGGACCTAATCAGAAACGCCATATACGTTTTCCAGCCTAACTGGTAGTTGCCGCCCAGCGTCACGCTTTTAAACGTCTGTCGTTCTTTGGGGTGCGTGTTTTTGGTGGCGTCCCTTGGCAAGTGCGGCAACGCCTGTAAAGCGTTGTACATGTACAGATCACTGCCGGGCGTCGCAAGAATGCGCAAGCGCTCTTCGTCACCAGCTTGCCACAAGGCAAAACGCAGCTCCCCCTGGGACGCGTCATTGTCGCACACCGTCCAGCCGTCGGGCGCCACGATGCACCCGCGCAGGCAATCGGTTAGGGCGGTATTGTTGTATTTCTGCCCGCGTTTCAGCCCTTCTATTACGCTGTCGATTGTCGGGCGCCCCTCTTTGCCGTCGTACCTGCCGGAGGGGCGGGCAATGTTGAACATGTTGGCGCCTTCGGACGTACCACGCCCGGAACGCGCGCCAAAATAACGGGTGGCATCCTTGTAGTAGCCGCCCACGTGACGGTCTAGCAATGACTGGGCCTTGAGCGGCGCGGAACCGCCTTCCGCCTGCAGCAGCTCCAGCACCAGCCGGACGTCGGGGTGCAGGTTTTCGTCTGTCAGCTTTTCCGCAACAATGTGTTTCTGCGTGCTCTCCAGGCCGGCGGCGCGGTTGCCACCGTTCGCCCACTCCAGAATACGCGAGCGCTGCGACAGCTTGGTTACAGCGTTATTCGTCAGCTCCATTAAGAGCTGGGTGCTTTCCTGTTCGATTTCCTGCCGGCGCAGTGCAATGGCGGTTGCCAGCGCGATATCAATAGGCAGCCCAGTTTCGTTCTTTCGCCAAGTCCGCTCAAAAATCACGCGCTCGCTATCCGTGAGCGGCGGCAAGCGCTCATCCACGCCTAACAGGCATCGGACGTCCTGCACGTTGTAAGCTAGCAGGTTGCGAAAGTCGGTTTCATTTTCGATGAAGTTGCCGTGTTTGTCCGGCTTGCACGTCCTCATGACCAGCGCATGGCCCTCCGGGCTCTTGCCCGGGATTTGCAGCGCCTTGCAAACTTCGTTAAGGCCGCCGGGCAGTGCAAGCGACTGCGCGCGTGCCATGGTGCAGTCAATCTTGGACAGCGGGATTTGCAGGAAGGGGTTTTGTTTCAGAAGTACGTTGACGTCGAAATTAGCATGATGGGCGACGAACCGGCGGCACTGGCGTATGTCATCGTACAGCGCCGCAATCGGGTGGGTGCCCAGGTGCGGAAACACGGTGCAGGCGGTTTTCATGACGCCGCGAAACTGCCACACCGCCGTCGTTACCTGCGTCGACGGGCACGCCGCGTACCGTCGCGCACCAGCCGTCTTAAGGTTGGTGCGCGAGCGGGTCTCAAGGTCACAAGCTAGGTCGTCAGGGTGCAGCATTACCTACCCGGAAAGCCGCCGGGAGCCGCGAAGGGCTGTCCGAAGCTGCCCGGAGCCGGGCTAGAAGGGAATGCAGCACCGCCACCGAAACCCGGACCACTCGGGGCCGTCGCCGGTTGCGCAAAGCCTCCCGGGTTCGTCGGGGCACCGGGAGCCGCGCCCGGCGTGAAACCCCCGGGTTGCCCTCCGAAGCCGCCCGGAGCCGCCCCGGCGCCCGGGAAACCACCCCCGGGCTGGCCGCCGAAGCCGCCAGCGGCGCCGGAAAAGCCGGTGGGCCGCAAGCCTTGCTGTTCGGCAAGACGCATCAGCTCCGCCCCGCTGACGCTGTTGGCGAACACGATTTCCTCGCCCGGATGGGTGAACACCACGGCATTGAGGTAGAACTTGACGCCGTTGGGCTGGTTTTGCTTCACGGCAGCGGTAACGCCCAGCATGCAGTAATCGCCGGACTTGACGCCTACCTTGTTCGGCAACTTCACAAGCTGGCCGCCTTGCTGCACCAGCTCAATGCCGGGCGGGTTGCCGCTGGACGCGGAGAATAGCCAATGCCCCTTGGCAAATTCCGACGTCTTGCCGTCGGGACTGGGCATGTCGCCGTCTGCGATCGGCCAGATAACGGCGTTGGGGTTTTGGGCAAACGCCTGCAGTTGGCCCTGCAGCAATTTCTGGAACGCCTGCATCGCGCCGGCAAAAACCGGCTCTTGCGACCAATGCCCCGCCGTTTTGGGCACCAGCCACATGCCGAAGTAGTTGGGTTTTTGGGTTTGCTGCCCCTTGTAAGTCGTGCTCGGGGTCCACAGATGCCGCATGTCGGCACAACGCGCGTTAAAAATAGACGCGCTTTCATATTGTCTCTGATTTGCCATTTGTCAGTCTCTCAATTTATCAATAGCCGGAAGCGCCGGCACGCATGCCCACCGTACGAATACAGCGGGAATTAGTCAACCGTTTCTGCCATCTGTCTGCCGATTTCGTAATAGTATTCGCGCAAAACAGCCAGCATTCTGGCAAGGTAGATAACTTTGCCCTCCGGCTGCACATTCATCGTGCCCGTTAACAAAGCGGCTGCATGATGAACGTCGTCAATCTCAAAGTGCTTATTTTCGTACAGCTTGTCAATGTCGACCATGTTTCAATAGGTAGCCTTAAGCTGCCCCTCCGGTTTGTGAACTGCTACGGACACGTACGCCTTGCCAGCCGGCCCCAGCTTCTCCGCCTGGGCGGGGGTGACCGGCTTAACACCCTTCGGCCCGAAATGCTGGTGCAGGTAGGTTGCCGCCTGGGTGTCGTCGTTCCAGCTCCGATAGGAACGCTGCGGTTTCAGGTTGGCGCCGTCCGCCGTGCGTCCCATTTTAAGGTGCGTCGTCAACGCTTCTTCGTACACGGGCTTGACGTCGCCCAGGGCGCGAATAAGCCGGAGCAAGCGCACTAGCTCGGTCGTGGTCAAATCTTCGATACGGCGAGCCATGGCGCCCATGACAAAGCCGGCATCGGTGTGCATGGCCGGGCAGACTTGGAACGCCTTGCACCAGCGGCACTGCGGACCCGGGTTCGGCACCGGGGGCCGTGCGATCGCACGCAACACGCGTTCCCGGTGCGCTTCCACTTCGGCCTGGGAAGCAACCCATTGCTTCCACGGGTCTTCGTCCAAGCCGTTGGGCTGGTAGATAACTAGGCGCCACCACTTGGCGCGAGTGTAACCCAGCAATGCGGCGCTGTACGTAAGTAGCTGCATGTTGTGGAAGGCGTCCACGTCCCACTTGCCGAATTTACCGTCAAGGATGGTTGCAACACCGTGGACTACATGCGGCTTGTTGAACACGTCGGCGGTACCGCCGCAGTTGTCTGTGATTTTTACGCGCAGTTCGCGGTGTAATTCGCCGGCTTCAAGCTGCGCCAAAAAAGCTTCCACGTCGGGAATGTCGCCGGCTTCCATATCTTCGTGCTGCGCGGTGCCGGCATCGGCAGCTATGATCGTTTCCGCCTTCTTCGGGGCATCGGGCACGGCGTACAGCGCGGAATAGCTGCACTCAATCCACGTTGCGGTGCTGGAAGCGTTGAAAACGTCGTGGCCCATTTGTCACCCCTAAATTAGTGCACCGCCGACAGACCGGCTTTGATGGCGGCCGGCGGTGCGTTCTCAATGGCTGGCGGCAGCCATTAAGCTCCCATAAGCTTCGCGATATGGTCCAGCGCCGGCACTGTCAGTTTCGGCAGGAAGATGCCTTTGATTTGCGCCAAATCCGCGTTAGCCGCCGAAGCGTCGACAGGCGAGCACTGTTGACGAAACCACGTCAACATATCTTCCGCCTTCGTGGCTCCGCTGGACACCGCGCCGTCCATGCGGGCGACAATGCGGCTAACCAGGGCAGCCACTTCGGGCGCCATAACGGGCGCAGCGGCTGCAGGGAATGCCCCGCCCGCCGGTCCTGCACCACCCGCCGGGGGAGCAAATCCAGTCGGGGCGCCACCCTGGGGGAAACCCGCCATTGCACCGCCGGCCGGAGGGGCGAGAGGCTGGGGCGCAGTGCCGGTGGCTTCGGCTTCGCCGTCGTCCTTTTTGCCGCGCGTGCCCTTGAGCTGTTTCACAAACGCTTGCACTTCTTCGATACTGTCAAAACTCAATCGCATTGCTTTAACTCCTAAGTTGTTAAGACGCTTTTGTATGTCAGTTTCCGTACGTCGCGTCAAGCGCCCGAAAGGTTCACCGTTGGTGTACGTGACCGTTAGTGTCGTAAATGCCTGCAGCGAGATAACGGCCGTTCTGCGCTCGCTTCAAGAAAACGGAATGTGGTTGCGGCAGGTCCTCATAGGGCCACAGCGCCGTTGTGTACTTCGTCGTTAGCAGCCAGCCGCCGGCATCGTTCTTGACTGGCGCCGAAACCACAACCTGCCACGGCTCCGCTTCGATTATCTTTTTGACGTTGACAGCTTCGACAGCTCCGCCGCGCGTGTTCAAGTCTTTGCCAGCTTCCAGCTTCACGGTGTTGTCGTACTGGCAGAACGGGCAGATCGGGTGCAGGAACGCCGCGTACGTTTCGTCACAAGCCGCGCACTTCTTAATGTCGGATTGTTGCTGGCCGCAGTGCGGGCACCGCATGCCGTGGTAGTGGGGGTCAAAGCGTTCGTTGCAGCTCTTGCATTTCGGGGCGCTCTTGTGCAGGGCTTCACAGCCCGGGCACGTCTTGCCATGCTGCCATGTTTCCCACTCCGCGCCGCAGCCTACAAAATCCCGTCTTACTTCGTCACAAGTGAGCATTCGCCCAGGTGCGGCCATGACAGCATCGAGCGTGCCGTGACGCTGTATGTTGCCGCCGAAGTCGGACACCAGACAGTTTGCGGCGTAGGGAGTAATACGGGCGCCGCGTCCAAGTCCCTGGGCGTAGTAGACGGCTGATTTTGTGGCGCGGCAGAAAGCCATATAGTCGATATCAGTAACGTCAAAGCCAGTGTTGAACATATTGCAAGATACCAAAATGCCGCCGTTCGGGTCATGTCGAAATGCCTCCACCGATTTATCGCGTTTACCCGTGATTGACTTCGAATGCACGCCGTACACGCGCGGGGCGCCCAACGCCTTTAGCTGGGCTTCCATCTTGTCGACGTGTTCAATGTTGCAACAGAACACCAGCACCCGGCGCCGGCCGAACTTGCGCATTACGTCTAGGATGGTTTTGGCGTGGCTCGGGGCAAGCTTGATCGCCCTGGGCGCCATTTCTTCTAAGTCGAAGTCTCCGCCGACAGACGCGAGCCCTTCCACATTTATGGTTTCGTCCTCTCCGGCGTCGACGGGTACAAGCGGCTTAACGTAGCCGTCGCGCAAGGCATCTAGGAACGTGTAGCGGTAAACGATCGGCCCGAATGTCTTGGCTAGGTCGCCCGTGCCGTCCGCTCTAAACGGCGTCCCCGTGAGCCCGTGAACCTTCGCGTTCGGAAGCCTTTCGAACAGTTTCCGGTATTGCGAAGATGCCGCAGGCGGCACCATGTGTACTTCGTCAACGAGGATTGCGACGACGTCCCGGAAAAGATGAACCCGATTAATAATAGTGCCAATGGTACCGACAGTAACCCGACCAAAGGCGTTAGTGGAGATTGAGCTAGAACAAATTCCGGGATTGATGCCCAGCAACTTACAAGCGGCTGCATTGTGTTTCACCAGTTCTTTGTTGTGTGCAACTATGAGTACACGCCCGTACTGGCTGTAATGCGCAGCCAGCATGCCCAACATGGCCGATTTGCCGCCGGCCACTGTCACTTCGGCAACGCTGAATTGCCCTTCGTACGCTACCAGCGCTTGCACGCCCTCAATTTGGTGAGGGCGTGGAATGAAGGGCAGCGGCGTCAGTGCCGTTGTGTTTGGGTAGTGCTGCAGCATTTCAACGCCAAGGGTGTTTGTAGACGACTACGTACATACGCCGCTTCTGTCTTTTCGCAACTATCCGCGCTTCGGTTACCGCGCGGGACAGACTGCGCGAAAGGAAGTGTTGCCCCCTGCCACGGTCGCGCTGTTGCTTCGATCGAACAGCGTACATTGTCACGACTGCCGCCCGAACAGCCTTAAGTCACGTTCCAGACACTCGATTAGCTTCGTGGCGGTGCCCGCAATAATATCGTCGCGGCTGCACTGCCCGCCGGCTATCATCAGCGCCATGGTGCCGGCCAGCGCGTTGACATACTCCGCATGCACTGACTTGCCGGCGGCGTGGTCATGCTGGATGACATGTGAAAACGTATGCATGTGGTCAAGTATGGTTTTGTGCAGAACGACGCTTGCGGCGCTCTCGATTGACAGACCCGGTTTCATAGGCACACCGCCGCGATAATAAGAACGCCGAAAAACATCAGCGGGAAGGCAATTTTCCAGTCGCTCATTTTGGCCACTCCACATATGAGGGGATATACATTCTTCGCGCGTCCGCAGCCCTGCGAACGTCCTCCGGCAAATCTTCGGCATCGCACGTACCTTGCTGTACGTCGTACCTATGGTCAACTGCATCGCGTATGCACCACGCGTACCCGGTGACCTTTCGACAGCACCCAATGGCGCGCACGAACCGATCGCCCGGGCGCCATTGCTTCGTCGTGGTGAAAAGGATTGTTATCACGTCGCGCGCTCCAGCCAGTGGATACGCTCCAACGTAGAGTGTTCGCGGGTTATGCCCGCGCGTTGTGCTTCGTCCCACCATGTTTTAGGGTCTTTTCCAGTGCGAATGCCCCAGTTTGTGATTGCCGCACTCTTGCGGAGTTGCAACTGCCTGTCGCGCAGTTCGGACATACGCCGTTTGGCGTGCACGGTACCCTTTTGGTTCCAGCGTTTCATGATCACGCCCACACCCGTGCCGGTTCTTGAATGGTGAAAGCGGGCCGCATGTCGACGCCATACTTTGCATCGCAATCGGCTTCGTACTTGCGGGTGGCGTGAATTGCCTTGAGGGCTTCCGCGAACGCGGCGCGGTAGCTGTGGTTATAGAAGGCGCCGTGCGACTTGATTTCGCGACGGGCGATTTCGTGGGCTTGAAAGAAGATGGTTTGAAGGGTTGTCATTTGTCGCTCTCCAGCGGGTGTGCTGTACTTGTACAGCATCCCTAGGGATTGTCTAATCACGAATTGTTACAAACTCACTGCAACCTTTCCATGTGCGCAAACAAGTACCCGTCGTCAGTCTGCATTACCGTGCAGCGCTCCAGCCGCAACCATTCCGTTGTGTCGGGGTGCGCCGTGAACGCCCGCGTATTGGGCGCCCCTTCACTTTCGATAATAACGAGGTTGGGGGCGTCGACAGCCGGCAACGCCTGGGCGGCGGCAATAAGGGCGTAGAAGCCGTCCTCCGAAGGCGGTTGCCGGTAGATGCCCTTGACTTCGTCCGCGAATGGCGAGCCGGCCAGCGCCATGGCGTCGGCAACAGCCCAGACTGGCCAGTACCTCATGATTGCACCCCCAGGCCCAGCCCGGCCGCGACTTGCAGCACCTGGGCCACAAGCTTTTCAATGCTCATTAGCGGGGCGCCAACCTGCGGCATGCCGATATCCTGAAATTCGATCGTACTGCCATCCGACAGTTTGCCTTCCCCGCGCGGTATGATTTGCCCCCGGGGCGTGTTAACCAGTATCTGCAGGGCTTCGTGTTTGCTGTGTACCAATACGGCGGTATGTGTCACCGCGTACGCAAAATCACGCTGCAGGGCCGCCACGATGGTTTCCACGGGCTGCGCTGCCGGCGCCTGGGCGGGCTCCGCAACGGCGGGTACTGGTGGCGGGTCCCATGGAAAGGTCATACTTGCAAGTCCCATGGAAGGCGCTTGCGCGGTGCTGCAGCTCTAAGATACTCCAAAACCTGTTCGGCGGTTCCGCGAAACGCGTACAGTTCGTGCGCCCGTTGAGTGTACGTAATCTGCCGGGTCAAGTGTCCGGCAGGAATAGGCACGCCCTCGCGTTTCAGGTATCGCGCGCTGATGACTTCGTTGGTTTCGAGAATGAACAGAGGCGTAACGCCAAGCCCCATCTTTTGCAAAGGTTTCATGATCTGCGATACGGAGAACGGCGTTTCGGTCAACAGCGGCTTGGTTGCAATTGCATGCTGTCGAATGATTGCGTCGACATAGCCCCCGTCCATGTAGTCGTCGTGGCGTACGTAGTCGTACAGCTCGCGGAGCTGTTCGCAAACCCACGACTTGCCGGCGCCTGGGCAGCCAATGACTAAGTAAACGGGTTGCGCTATTCCCATGGGAAAGCCTTCCTTAAATACGTGGCGTCAATTGGGTACGTCACGGCGCCGCCGACGTCGCGCCACTTTATTCCCATGGTAGCCTGGGCTTCGTCCACGGAAACGACGGTCCCGGGCTCGGGGCTGTTGCCGGAATAGACGGTGTCGCCCACGGCATAAGGGCACGGTCCCGGAAGTGGCGAAGGTGCGTCGCCCCAAGGGAACACTGTATCCCGTCCATTGCCGCTTTCCCGCATGCGCAGATCCCGTCCCATTCTCCGTTAGCGTCAGTGGCCACGGTTCAAGATGGCGCATACTTGCACAGCGTCCACCCCCGCTTCTACCCTACAAACACGAAAACCCATGCGTACCAAACCCATGCGTACCCCGGTTGCTGTCTTGACGGGGCGTTGAAATATGCTCTTGCCGTCCTTTTCCGATACATAGAACAGCGGTTCGGCACCCGAAGCGGGGTCCAGCAAATCAGCGGCAGCGGTAAAGACCGCGTCGGCGCGGCTGGCTTGGTGTTCGGTACCGCAAGCCATAGCGCGCAACAGCTTCGCAATAGTTTTTGGATCGTTCATTGCCATGGTAGCTCTCCAGCTTTGGTTACGGGCGGTACGATCGCCCAGGGCATCGTTAATTCTTGTCTTACGCTTCCCGTCGGTGCGTACACCGCCAGAAATGGCGTCGCGCGTATTGTACGGAAATGACCGGAATTTAGCAAGCTTGCGAGCCCGTCCTTTGCAAACATTTTTTGGGCCGCGTCCCGGCTAACTACGTACGCGGGTGGCTCGCCTTGGACCCCGTGGCCAATATCGGCGGCAACGGACGAAAAGCTGACAATGTTTCCAGCTCGTAAAGCGTCCATACCCGCGCCGGCTCCGGGCAGCATCGCCGCCAGCCGAACGACTTGGTTTTGCTCTCGTTGCTGGGGAGTGTCGACGACTTCACGCTTAAACACATTAACGGTTGTGGTACGGCCCTTACTGTCAGTACCGTAGTTTTCAGATACCACTTTTCCAACATAGCTTTTTGCCTTTGGTGCGCCGCGAGCCTTGCCGCAGTCGACTGAAATCCGGTCCTGAGTGCCGGCGGTGACGCGGTACATAAACCCGCTATTGCCGGACTTGGCACCGTTGCCTTTTTGGAACGCTTCTTCATTGCCCATGGGCAAATGGTCTGTGACGATTTCAGCGGCGCCGGTACGTCGCGCCACGTTCTTGAGCACGAACATTGCTTTTAGAACGCTCTCCGTATCGTTGTCCGCGAAGCACAGGCCGGACGCGCCCCACGTGTCCACCACGATAAGGTCCACGCGCATACCCATTGCAGCCATCGCTTGAACCTGGGCGACGCATTGCTGTTCGAATGATGCTCCGTCGACATGACGCACAAGGTGGAAGCGGGCGGCCAGTTCTCTAGCGTTCGGCTCTTGCCGGAGCAAATGGCGTACGCGTCGTTCTGTGCCGTAATCGTCCTCAGCGGCAATCCATAGGACATGACCAGCCGTACGTTCGACGTCGGCATCAAGCCACGCGCGGCCTGTAAGACAAGAAATCGCCAAGTCTGTAACGACGGTAGACTTTCCGGCTCCACTATGGCCGGTAAAGAAGTGCACTTCACCACATAGGACCCGCTGATATAGTAACCATGGTAGTTCATCGGTGTTGTCCTCCAATGAAATTTCAAAGCCAGTGCGCGCCAACAGACTGGGGTGCGTCTGCGCGTCCTGCAGCCCTTGCACAAGCGTACGGCGTGACATGATGGCGCCCATAATCAAGTTGCCGCGCAGCACTGGCAGGGCATCTTGACGCGCTATCTCTTCGCCTAGGGTTCGCCCGCCTACGCCTTCTTCCAACGAGTGGCCGGCGCTAACTATCGCCTCTTCGATTTCCTGCCGCGTGCACATGCCGTTCTGTTCGGCAAACTTGAGCACGCCCACCAGCGCGAAGATTGTAGACCCGCGCCCCTCCGTACGCCCTATCAGCTCTTGCTTTAGAAGCCCCAGGTAACGCATGGCGGCGTCGCGGCCCGCTTGCCATTCGTCCTGGGTGCGCGGCTTCGCTTCTTCTAACTCTTCGGCGCTGGCGGTTTCGTGGTCTGCGCTAAATCGGAGGCTTGTTCCGGCGCGTGCGGGAACGTCCGCCAGTACTCGCTGCAAGTCAGCCACACTGAGGCGCGGCCAGTCACTATCCCAATTCTCCCATTCGTACGGCTGTCCAGTGTCTTTATGAATACCAAACGCGACAAATTGCCCTCCCATCAATTGGAATTTTTCACCGTCGGGAAACGTAAACGTACGTCCTGTTACGGGTGCGTCCGTGAGATAGAACGGTATGAGGAAACGCGGCCGACGCCCCCAACGGACTGGAATGTTAGGACCCAGCGTTTGCCTGAATGCCATAAGCAATCGGGATGCTGTGTCGGGATTGGCGTTATCAACGTCAAAAGCGGTAAGTCCTCCGTCCCCACATCTAAGCCCCACACTACCGGCGCCTGGGTGGGGTATTGGGCTTGTCCAGACATTCCAGCCCTCTCCTATTGGTGCTTTGCTGCCGCGAGCAATGGCTAGGGGAAACAAACCGCGCTGTTGCGCTGCCGTCCAGAACTCTTGTATAGTCGTCGGGAGAGGCATTCACGGTCCAGAACGTGGCTGTTTCTTTGAACCCCTGCAAGTCGCGACACTTGCGGGGGTTTTTCTTTTAGTCCCAGGGGAGCGCCTTTGGCAAGACACCATTACTAGCGGTTACTTTTTGTTCCTGCCCCAAGACAAGCGCGGCCGGCAGCTCGTATTTTGCCAGCGACGCCCTTAGCACCTGAATTTCTTCGAACTGCACTTTTACACGTTCGTACAGCCCGTCCAGTTCGGCTTTCATCGTGACATTCGCCGTACGCAAGTCGGACAGCTCCGAATTTGTCGCCTGCAGTTTGCTGCGCCGATGTTTTTCGCAATTGCGCAAGCCGAATGAATTACTGTCGGCATGGCCTAGCGCAATCTTCTTCGTCACGAAAATGGAAAAGCTTTCACTGCACACGCTGCACAAGCGCGTGTATTCGACAAGATTTTTGTATGTCTTGCCCTTGACGACTTTAGGGCCGTCGGCTGTACGCGCCCACCCGTCACGATTTTGCATCAGATTGTCTCCGTTACGACGCGTACAGCGATGTACAGCAAACCCAAGGCGCCCAGGATTAGCACGGCGCCGACGACAGTTCGCGCAGCGCGCTCGCCAAATGCGAACGCTATTGCGGCAACGAGGGCGAGAACGCCTAATCCGTGGTGCATCGGTCAATCTCTTCGGTCATGATTTCGCGCACGACGTCCCACGCTTTGTTGAAACCGTGCACGCTGTCGTCCCAGCCGGGTTTCATGTCGACCAACACGCTATCCATTATGCGGTCAACGCGGTCCTTTAATTTTTGAAGTTCTTTTTTGGTCATGTCAGTAACTCCCCTAAACGATTGTTGCGAGGGCTGCAAGCCACGCGATTGCGCAGCCTGCAGCGAAGTAAAACATTGGTTCGTGCGTGGGGCGGGTCACGCTTGCTTCTCCCCGCGACGGTACGGCATGACAGCCCGACGGGCGCGCAGCGAAGCTTTCGCGCGCGTGCTGCAATCGCCTTGCTCCACAAGTTGGATCGGCTGGGCGTGTTCGATGGCGATAACCTGCCAGCGGTAGCCGGTTTCCGTTTTGGTGGTGCGCCAAGTGTAGACTTTGGTCATTTTTCGCTCTCCAGCGGTTGGTGTGAAATATGTATGACAAACTCTCTAAGGATTGTCTAATCACGCTTTCGTGATCAATTGTTACAGTCTCTAGGGGACTTTCTAAGGATACGTCCCTAGGGAGCCGAGCACTAAGTATACATATGGGATGTTCCTTAAGGATAGTCCCAAAAGGAACAGCTCTAAGGATATCCTGTACGGGTGCTCCTTATGTGGACATTTATACTACGCATAAGGCTTCCGCCTTACAGGCTAGGGAGCCAAGCCTTACGCGCTGAAAGCTAGGCTTGACCCCAGAAGCCCAGATGTTAAAAAGACCCATCGGCTACTCAGGTACAAAAAGTAACTAGGTGCACGAATGTTACCGGCTATTCGGCTGCCACAGTACGCAATGGAGCAAACGGCTAATCATGCCGGCAGAATACGTACGCATGTGCGGATAACCAGCCCGGCTTTGACAACGCAGCTAAGGCAAGTCGGAATGCCGCTTGAACTGGCGGAGCTGTGCGGCGGCTTGCTCGCGTCTGTCGCGGATGATTTGGTCACAGTCTCCGGCTTGCGCAAATCGGACTTCGAACGTAGCAAGCGGATGGAACGCATTCTGGCGGCCACCCAGGAGCCCGTGCTATTTGCGCTCCGGCTCGCCATGGCTGCGTCGCCAACGAATGGGCGGGCTTGTGCGCGGCACTGGGACGCTATTTGCGACAAGGGCGAGCGCGGCATGTTTGCGTGGTTGATCGGCCTGGATACGGACAACGCGTACCGCTATGGAAAGAAAATTGAAAAAAGATCAAATTAGCGCTTGACGGTCCCTAGGGAGTGCTGTACATATACGTACATCGAAACGACGAACCGCTGGAGAGCGACAAATGACCAAACGGTATCAAGTATTTGATTATAGCAACCGCGCTCCCTGCGAATACGTAGAAGCGTGCAACGCCACTGCGGCCCGCAATCTTTACGCCACCGCGCATGCGTTACCTTTGAAAGACGTAGGCGTTGAGTTGCCGCGCTTTAAGGTGACTGACGAACAGTTGACCAAATACGGGGCTTGACAGCCCCCAAACCTTCGCGTACTGACATAGCCACACAAACCCGCTGGAGAGCGAACATGACTGCCAACACCCGAACCCCCGCCGAACTTCGCGACGCGCTTAACGCCATCGTGGAAGAGTTCAAGGCGCTGGACCCCTCACACATTGCCGACGCGTGCCTTGTGCCGCTGGCCAACGCCGTCAAGGCAATCGCCGAGTACGGCACCACCGTGCACAGCCAGATCGAATTGCGCGCCATTGCCAACGGCATCAGCATTCCCGGCGCCGCTGTGAAAGACGGCACTGTACACCGCAAATGGCACGACGAAGAAACCGCCGAACAGCTCGCCCGCGAAACCTTTGGCGATGCCGCGTTTACCGTGTCGCTGAAAAGCCCGGCGCAGATTGAGAAGATGGACGGCGGCAAAACGTTTGTGGCAGTTGCCGCATTCAAGCCCGACGCGCCCAAAAAAGTGGTGTACTGATGGCGTTATTGGCCGCTCTAGCCGCAGCGGTGTGGGCGCCAGATGGGTGGCACTGCGCAGTGTTTTTCAGTCTGGTAACTATCGTCACGGCGCTGGAAGCTC